GGCAAATTTTTATGCGTTTGGAATTGAAAGGAGTTTCACCATTGGCGGTTTGCTGGTGGTGGTGATTCGTTATGGCAGGCCGATACCCGGAATCCGCGATTACTAAGCACCCGGCGTTCGAGCAAGGCCAAGCTGCATCTGCTGAAAACGAGCAGCTGCACCAGCAACGCGCAAAAGAACTCAAGCCCCGCGGCCTGACCCGCGCCGAGAAAAAAGTGTGGGACCGGATCGCGCCGGAGCTCAGCCGGCTGGGTCGCCTGCGCCCGCATTATGTGGACTTCGTTGAACAGTATTGCGTGGTGAAGGTCCGCATGGATGAGCTTCGTTCGTTTCTGGATGAAGAGGATTGGAGTTACGCGACCAGTGGCCGCCACGGCATTCAGCACAAGAGCCGGCCGCAAGTGGCGCAGCTAAATGATGACTGGCGAAAGTGGAACTCACTGGTGGCCCAATTGGGTATTTCGCCGGCCACAGAACTGCGCTTCAACGACAAGCAGGGCAGCCTGTTTGAAGATGATGAGTTCGGGAAGCTGTGATCCCGGTAAGTGATGACCATATTGCCGATGTGCACGCCTATTGCGATGCGGTCATCAGTGGAGAGCGCCCCGCATGCAAGTTGGAAAAGCTGGCTGTGCAGCGCTTCCTGAATGACCTGGCGCGACAGAACACGGATGGCTTTCCCTTCGTGTTCGATGAGGCGCTGGCCTGCAAGTCAATCAACTTTGGCCAGCTGTTCCCGCATGTGAAAGGGAAATGGGCCCGGGCTAACGGTAAGGCTAACCGGATCCGCTTCGAGGCGTGGCAGAAGTTCGGCCTGGCCAACATCTTTGGCTGGGTGCATGCCGAGACGCGTCTGCGGCGGTTCCGGATTGTCTATGACTGCGAGCCACGCAAGAACGGCAAGTCCATCAAGGCAGGTGTGATCGGCAATTACATGCTCACCGAAGATGGCGAGTACGGTGCGGAGGTGTATTGCGGCGCCACCAGCGAAAAACAGGCATGGGAAGTGTTCCGTCCTGCCAAGAAGATGGCGGAGAAACAGCCCAGCTTTCGCCGCGCCTACGGTGTGACCGCCCATGCCAAGCGCCTGGAGGTGGACCTGGTGGGCACCAAGCCCAATGCCGATGGTTCCAAGCGCTTCCCGGATGGCAGCCGCTTTGAGCCGGTGATCGGTAAGCCGGGTGACGGCGCCTCACCCAGCTGCGCCATTCTGGATGAGGTGCACGAACATCCAGACGATACCATGTACGACACCATGCTCACGGGCATGGGGGCGCGTGATCAACCGCTGCTGCTGATGATCACGACCGCCGGTTCCAACATTGCCGGGCCCTGCTATGCCCAGCAGAAGGAATTGGAGGCAGTGCTGCAGGGCAGCATCGTGAATGAAGAGCTTTTCGGTGTGATCTACACCGTTGACGATCCCGAAACCGAATGGCGCACGGAAGAGGGACTGATAAAGGCCAACCCCAACATGGGGATCTCGGTCAGCAGGGAGTTTCTGCTGGCGCGAGTGCGGGACGCGGAGCAGAGCCCCCGAAAGCGCAGCATCGTACTCACCAAACACTTCAACGTGTGGGTCACCGGCAAGAACGCCTGGCTCAATATGCTGGACTGGAACCGGATGGCGGACCCATCACTGGCTGTCAGCCAGTTTGAAGGCGAACCCGCCAAGCTCGGTATTGACCTATCTGAAACGGATGACCTCACCGCCGCGGTGAAATGCTTTACCCGTATTGAGGGCGGCGAGCAGCACTATTACTTCTTTGGCCGCTACTATGCCACCGAAGCCAAAGTGCAAGAGCACGACCACTACGACGAATGGGTGCAGAGCGGCCACCTTATCCAGTGCGATGGCGAGACCATCGACTATGACGATGTGGAAGAGCACATCATTCAGGATGCCCAGACGTTCGATATCGAACAGAGCTTCTACGATCCGCACGGAGCCGCGCACCTGGCGCAGCGTCTGGACAAGCATCACGGCATTGAAGCCGTAAAAGTCGGTCAGACCTACACCAACTTCTCCGCCCCGATGCGTGACTTTGAGCGTCTGCTCAAGGCTGGGCGCATCCACCACGACGGCAACCCTTGCCTGAGCTGGATGTTTAGCAACGTGGTGGCCAAGGAAACCGAAGACGGGAAGATGCTTCGCCCCGTGAAAGAAAACCGAGACAGCAAGATCGATGGCGCCGTGGCGGCGCTAATGGCCTTTATTGCCGCCCATGAGCCGGACGATGAAGACGACATCGATGACTTCCTGAAGGATCCGATACTGTGAATAACCGCAGCAACGCAGAAAAGCCTGGGCGCTTCAAAGCGGCGCTGCTGGGGTGGTTGGGCGTGGACTGGCGCACGCTGGATTCTACCGTGCCAGCTGGTACCGATACCGCCGGGCAAAACATCAACCCGAATAGCGTGTTGACGCTATCGGCAGCCTGGGCCTGCACCCGAATTATCGCGGAATCCATTGGCACCTTGCCCTTGCATCTCTACGAGCGCACCAGCAGTGGCCGCCGGCTTGCGACCGAGCACCCGCTTTACCGGATAATCCATTCGAGCCCTAACGCTGAAGCCACGGCCAGCACCTACTGGGAGGCCAAGACTGCCGCTCTGCTGAACCAGGGTAACGGCCTTTCAGAGAAACAATATTTTAATGGTCGGCTTGTGGGGCTTAAGTTTTTGTCGCCCAACCGCCTGACGCGCCGGCGGCTTGCCAGTGGCGAGATTCAATTCTGGTACACCGAAGACACCGGTAAGCAACGGCCAGTATTGAACAGCAGCCTGTTCCATGTGCCAGGCTTTTCCCTGGATGGCCGCTGGGGTATCTCGGCGATCAGTCAGGGTGCCCGGGTATTTGGCTCCGCGCTTGCCGCTGCCCAGGCGGCCAACAGCACCTTCGAGAAAGGGCTGCAGCCCGCCGTCTATTTCAAGATGGAGCGCACCCTTAAGCCGGAACAGCGTACTGAATTCCGGAAAAACCTGAAGGAGATTCGCGGTTCCATGCAGGCCGGAAATGCGCCCCTGCTGGAGGGGGGTATGGATGCCGAAGCCATCGGCATCAACCCGAAAGATGCCCAGCTGCTCGAAAGCAGGGCCTTCTCAGTCGAAGAGGTGTGCCGCTGGTACTTGGTGGACCCAAGCATGGTCGGCCACGGCGGCAAAGACAGCAACTGGGGTACCGGGCTTGAACAGAAGATGATCCGGTTTATCACCTTCACGCTGCGCCCCTGGCTGACCCGTATTGAGCAGGCCATCAACAAAAGCTTGCTGGCGCCTCAGGATCAGGGCCGTTACTACGCCGAATTCAGCATTGAAGGTCTGCTTCGCGGCGATGCCGCCGCCCGGGCGGCGCTGTACTCCGTCATGGTCAACAACGGCATCTGGAGCCGTGACGAAGTACGCGTGAAAGAAAATATGCCGGCCAGGGGTGGCAATGCAGATGTGCTAACGGTGCAGAGCGCCATGGTCCCGCTGGACATGATTGGTGCTCAAAATGATGGCGACGCCGCCCGTGCGGCGCTTAAAGCCTGGCTCGATGAAGCCGACGATGCCGCAACCAAAGAGGAATCCAGGCCATGAACTTTTCTACCCGTTTCCCGCAGCTCCACGCTGGCGCCAACGTTCGATTCGACATCTCACCCAAGGCATTGCAACAGTGGAATCCGGGTGTGCGCGCCGCCGCCGACGACGATAACGACATCGGTATTTTTGATGTCATCGGGCAAGACTTTTGGACCGGCGAAGGCGTCACCAGTAAGCGTATCGCGGCGGCCTTGCGCAACATTGGCGCTGACAACCCGGTCACTGTGAATATCAATTCCCCGGGCGGGGATTTGTTTGAAGGGTTGGCCATCTACAGCCTGCTGAAAGAGCACAAAGGCAAAGTCACGGTGAAGGTGCTTTCTCTTGCGGCCAGTGCGGCCAGCATTATCGCCATGGCGGGTGATGAAATTCAGATCGCCCGGGCGGGCTTTTTCATGATCCACAATGCCTGGACCCTGGCGATCGGTAACCGCCATGACCTTCGTGAACTGGCCGACTTTCTGGAGCCGCTCGACCGCAGCATGGCCGATGTTTACAGCGTCCGAACGCAAGATCCCATCGAAGACATGCAGGCCATGATGGATGCCGAGTCCTGGATTGGTGGCAGCGATGCCGTCAGTGAGGGCTTTGCCGACAGTCTGTTGGCGTCGGATCAGATCGATGCAGATGCCAATGTGTCGGGCACCAAGGTGGCCGCCAAGAAACTGGATATTGCGTTGGCAAAGGCTGGCCTGTCACGAGCCGACCGGCGCCAGCTACTGAATGAATACAAGTCCGGCATGCGCAACGCTGCTGGGCCCGGCACGCCAGGCGCTGCCGGTAACGACACGCATACCGCTGTCGAGTTCGACCTGGAACCCCTGATCAAACTCCACTCCCCATTTTGAGGAAAACACTATGAAACGCTTTCAGCTCACGGCCACTTTCATGCTGGCCGTCATCGCCCTCGCGGCCTCGATTCCACTGGCTTTCGGTGTCACCCCGGAAACGGTCATTGCCTCTGCTGGCATCGTCCTCGTCTCGGCATTCCTGGTAGAGCCCGGCCAAATCCAGTATCGCGGTGCGCTGCGTGCCCAGCTCGGTAAGGTGGGCTCAGAAGAAGATATCGAAGCGCAATACAAGCAAACCCAGGCGGATCTGAAATCAATTGGTGATCAACTCAAGGCCCATGCCGAACAGTCCGAAAAAGACATTAAGGCGCACCGGGAAATGAGTGAAGAAACCAAGGCCAAGGTGGACCAGCTGCTGACCGCCCAGGGTGAGCTCAAAGCCCGGCAGGAAGCTGCCGAACAGGCCCTCGCTGGTATCAAGGATACCGGTGGTGCCGGCGGTGCCGTTGACCAGACCGCTGGCCAGCTCCTGGCGGCTCACCTCGACGAGGACGCCGATGCGCAGGCCTTCCTGGCGAACCCGGTGCAGGGCCAGACCATGCGTGTGGCTGTTCCGCGCAATGCCTTTCAGGCCGCACTGACAGATACCACCGGTGGCGGCTCCTCGCTGACCTATCCGGCAGACAATCGCGGCATGGTGCAGCCATTGCAGCGTCGTCTGACCATTCGTGACCTGTTGATGCCTGGCCGTACTGACAAGCCTGCCATCTTCTTCCCGCGGGAGTCTGGTTTCACTAACAATGCGGGCATTCAGTCCAGCCAGGGTGCGCTGAAAGCCAAGTCCACCATCTCCTTTGATGATGTGACTCGTGCTGTAGCCACCATTGCGCACACTCTGGATGTCTCCACCCAGATGCTCTCTGATGTGCCGTTCCTGCAGAGCTATCTGGATGGCCGGATGATGCATGGCCTCAAGCTCAAGGAAGAGCTGCAGCTGTTGCTGGGGTCGGGTACCGGTAACAACCTGGAAGGCCTCTACACCGCTGCGTCTGCCTATTCGCAGCCGGCGGGCGCTGTTGTCGAAAGCGAGACCATGCTGGATCGCCTGCGCCTCATGCTCCTGCAGGTAGAGCTGGCTGAAGCCTTCGCGACCGGCATCATCATGAACCCGGTGAACTGGGCGAACGCGGAAATGCTGAAGGATGCCAACAAGCAGTATCTGTTCAGCAACCCGCAGGCCACCACCACCGGCCGTATCTGGGGCCGTGATGTTGTGGCCACCCAGTCCATGCCGCAGGGCGAAACCCTGGTGGGCGACTTCGCTACCCATGCCCAGCTGCTGGATCGGGAAGATGCCAGCGTGGCCATCTCCTTCGAGAACAAGGACAACTTTGAACGCAACCTGGCCACCCTGCGCGTGGAAGAACGGGCGGTGCTGGCCATCTATCGTCCGGAAGCATTTGTGAAAGGCTCGCTGATCGTCGGTAGCTGATCACGGTAGCGGTTGGGGCCTTCGGGCCCCTTTTTTAATTCCGGGAGTCAACCATGCCAGAAGTGGTAGCCCTGACCTATTTTGATAACCGGGTGCGCGGTGAGCGGTTCCATTGCTCCTCGTACCTGGCTGGCGAGCTGGCCCAAAAGGGACTGGCTCGGGAGATTGAGGCGCACCCCAAGAAGGCCGCTGGCACGAAGTCGTCTGCATCGCCAGCGGCCCCAGCCTCACAGAAGCAGACGTTGAGCAAGTCAAAGGCTGGAAGGAAGCCTCGCCGGAAACGCGCGGCGTCATCGTCACCAACACCACCTTCCGAATAGCACCCTGGGCCGACATCCTCTACGCGATGGATCTCGCCTGGTGGCGTAAGCACTACGATGATACCCATGGTTTTGCTGGCGAAAAGCTCAGCATCGCCAAGGGGGCGAGGGGGGCGGCTATTGTCGATCTGCCTTACTCCGGCAACTCCGGGGCGGGTGCATTGATTTTGGCCCACCACTACGGTGCCCGGCGAATCATCATGCTGGGGTACGACTGCAAATACGCGCCAGATGGCAAACGCCACTGGCATGGTGATCACCCCCGGGGGTTGGGCAATGCGGTATCAGTGAACAACTGGCCGGGAGAATTCCAAAAGGCGGCCGGGTTCTTGGGTGGAGCCGAGATTCTGAACGCCAGCCGGGAAACTGCCATTCAGCTGTGGCCACGCATTGCCTTGGAGGCAGCCCTGCATGCATAACCGCCCGTTGTTCATCACAGGTGCGTCTCGCTCCGGGACCAGCATGACGGCCGGACTGTTTGCCGCCCATGGCATGTGGTTTGGGCCCTGTGTCGACGCCAGCCCGATCAACCCGAAAGGGTTCTTCGAATCGACCTTCCTGAAACAAGATTGGGAAGGGGTTATGGATCTGGTGCGGCAGGTCGCTTGGTCACACTGGCTTCAGCAAAACGGTGCCCCGCTGCAATGGGCAGTAAAGGCTGGTCCTGAATGGTGGCCAGTCTTTGAGATATTCGACCCGGTGGTGGTGTGCTGCTACCGGGATATGGCTGCCATTCGTGCCAGCCGTGAGCGGGCTGGTTTTGATATGAGCGACAGGCACACCGAACGGGCCTGGGAGCTGATGGGCCGGATCCCGGGTGCCCACAGCGTGCGGCCAGATGAATTTGCGCAAGGGAACTTCGCAGGCTTTCAGCCGGCACTGGATGCCCTGGGCATTGAATATTCCGCTGAAGCGGCGCTGAACTGGGTAGACCCTACGCTATGGACAAAGTAACCCGCGTCTGTGTGCTCAAGTCGGGCGGCGATTTCACGCCGCGCCATGTTCAATGGCTGGCCCGGCAGGTGCCGGGGCTGGTTTGCTTGTCTGATATGGCGGTGCCTGGTGTGCCAGTGGTTCAGATGCCAAATGCCTGGCCCGGTTGGTGGAGCAAGATGAACCTCTTTTCCCGGGCCATCCCGGGCGATCTGCTCTATCTGGATCTGGATACCGTTGTTATCGGCGATCTCTCGCCCCTGGAGGGGGTGGGGGAGACAACCCTGCTGGATGATTTCTATAAGCCAGGCTTACTGGCCTCCGGGCTCATGTACATCCGCGAGGAAGATAAAGACCAGGTGTGGGAAGCCTGGATGGCAGATCCCAATGGCCACCGCGAGCGGTGCCAGACCAGAGAGCGGTGGGGCGATCAAGGCTTTCTGCAAGATGTGCTGCCAGCGCAAATCTGGCAAAAGGCACTGCCTGGGGCCGTGGTCTCCTACAAGGTGCACTGCCAGCAAAAGATTCCCCATGGTGCCCGCGTGGTGTGCTTTCACGGTAACCCGCGGCCATGGGCTGCTAACCAATCATGGGTATTACCGTTATGAGCATCCCCCTGGATGAAGCCAAAGATTATCTGGATGTCATCCACGATGCGGATGACAGCAAGCTCCAGATGCTGCTGGATGCTGCCCATGATGAAGCTCTGCAGTTCATGAACCGCGAAGACTTCGGTGACGTGTGTGAATGCAGTAGTTCCAGCAGTGGCGAACCGGTCATGCCGGCCAGCGTGCGGCTGGGGGTGCTTATCCTGCTGCAGGCGAGCTACCAGGCCAGCCCGGATGATGCAGAACAGCTGCGCCATGTGGCTGAAGTGAAGCTCATGCCGTACCGCTGCGGCTTGGGGGTCTGATGCTCAGCTACCGCCTGCGCCACCGTGTGGAGATTCAGCAGCTGGTTGAAACGGGCCGTGATCCGGGTACCGGTGGTGTCATCAGCGAATGGCAAACCTTGGTGGTAGCAGGTAAGACCATGAACCAGGTGCCAGCGGAAGTCCTGACCGGGCCCGGCAGTGAGCGGCAAGCCGCCGGGGCGGTACAGGCGGAAACCGATGCGCGTATCAACCTGCGCTGGTTCCCGGGCCTGACCCAGAAAATGCGCATTCTCTGGGATGGCCGTATCTACAACATCGATGGCCTGGCCACTGATCGCACGGGCCGCCAGGAATGGCGCACCACCTGCAAAGAGGGCGTGAACGATGGCTGATGATATTGAATTCAGCATCACCGGGCTCGATTCCCTGCTGGGCAAGCTGGATGCCATTAAGCAAGAGACCAAACGCAAGACCGGCCGTGCCGCCCTTCGCAAGGCTGCCAATTTGGTGCGTGATGCGGCGAAGGCCAACGCCGAACGGATTGATGATGCCGCTACCGGTCGTTCCATCGCAGAAAATGTGGCGGTTCAGTGGAACGGGAAGCGTTTCAAGCGCACTGGAGACTTGGCGTTTCGGGTGGGTGTCCGCCATGGGTCAAAAGTAGAGAAGAAAGGTAACCCGGATCAGGGGGCCTCAGGGCCTACGCCACATTGGCGCTTTAAGGAATTCGGCACAGAGAAAATGGCAGCGGAGCCTTTTATGCGGCCTGCGCTGGAAAACAACATCAACCCGGCCACCGATACCTTCATCCGTGAATATGAAAAGGGCATTGACCGCGCCATCAAGCGCGCCCTGAAAAAAGGAACGACCGCCTGATGTATCCGCCAGTATTCAGCATTCTTTCCGGCAGCGCGGCGGTGAAAGCCTTGCTCGGCGATCCGGTGCGTGTGTACCCGTTTGATCAGGCTCCTCAGGATGTAGTGGTGCCCTACGCAAAGTGGCAACTGATTACCGGGAATCCGGAAAACTACATGAAGGATCGCCCCGATGCTGACCGTTTCGATATCCAGATGGATATCTATGCCCCTGAGCAGGATGCCAGCCTGGCCATTGGTAAGGCCATTCGTAATGCCCTGGAGCCCTTTGCCTATATCACCCGTTGGGGCGGGCACAGCATGGACCCGGACACCAAGCGGTGGCGGGTAAGTTTCGACGTGTCGTTTATTGTTAAGAGGGTTTGACTGTGGATATTTACAAAGAGACAGATCGCCTGAAGTCAGACATTCAAAAACTGATCGATGAGTATAAATCGGTAGTGGGTGATTCGGTGGTCGTCGAAGTAAATGTGAATAATTTCGAGCGTACCGCCCATGGAGACTCAAGGCCGAAGTTTGTGGCGCAGGTTTCGATCCAGGCATCAATCCCCTCTGTAAGTTAAGTCGTTGCTCGCCATCGCCGTGAGGCGAGGGTGGGCGGCGCATTAATCAGCCCCTTCTGGGGCCTTCTTTATTGGCCGTCGTGAGACGTCCCAAGTCAGCACCGCTGTGAAGCGGGGCCAATCCCAACGATGGAGACTCAACCATGAGTAAGCTTACTCAAGGCACCCAGGTATTTTTCATTGACCCTGAGGGCAGCGCGCCGTCTGTGGTTGAAGTGGAATGCGCGACCGCCTTCAACCCGGGTGGTGCCCCGGCAGATCAGATTGAAGATACCTGCCTGGCAGCCAATGACCGGTCCTACAAGCCGGGCCTGCGGACTCCGGGTCAGGCGTCCATGACGATCAATGCCGACCCGGAAAACGAAAGCCACATCCGGTTGCATGAGCTGTCTGAAGACAATCCTTCGCCCACTCTTAAATGGGCAGTGGGTTGGTCGGATGGTCCGCTGGATGCCGATGGTAACCCTACCTCGGTGCCCGGCATCGACAGTAGTGGTGATTTTAATCTCCCTAGCGACCGTACCTGGTTCGTGTTCGAGGGCTATGTAGCTGACTTCCCGTTCGACTTTCAGTTGAACAGCGTGGTCACCACTAACGTCAGCATCCAGCGTTCCGGCGGAAGTGCCTGGATCAAGAAAACCCCTTAAGGAAAACCCCCATGGATCTGAAAAGCCTTTCGCAGTTTGAAGAAATCGGTGGCCTTGTCAGCGACAAGCCGGTGGAGAAGGACATCACCTGGAATAACGGCACGGAAGATATTGTGCTGACTGTGCGTGTTCGTCCGCTGGCATACGGCGATTTCGACAAGATCATTGCCAGTCATGATGACGAGCGGAGCCAGAATGCGGCACTAATCGCTGCGTCTGTGCTGGTGGAAAAGGATAAGCCGATGCCCTATGTGAAGGCTTATCAGCTCAAGCCAAGTTTGGCCGCTGCAATCATTGAGGCGGTCACAGAGGTTAACCAGGTAAAGAGTTAGCCCCTGCTGACGAGTTCTGGCATGAGCTGGTTTTGGCGGGAGTGGGTGGCCGCACCATAGCAGAGGCGAAGCAACGTCTCAGCTATGCGGAGGCCATGCGTTGGCAAGCCTATATGCAGAAACGAGGTCCGCTGTGTGAGCAGCGGCGTCGGGACTGGTCGTTTGCGCTTCTGGCTATGTTGCTGGACCGGCAGTTAGGGGGGCGCAATGAAATGATCGACTTCATGCCTTACGACAGCGATGAAGACCGTGAGATAGGCCTTCATGAAGCACTTGAGAGGTGGCAATAGTGGCATCACGTAGTCTTGGGCAGCTGACTCTGGACTTGATCGCTAAAACTGGCGGTTTTGAGAAAGGTATGGATGCTGCCGCTCGTGCTGCCGAAAAGCGGATGAAGGAAATCCGCAAGCAGATAGCTAAAGTCCGTGGTCAGGTTAACTCTATCGGCAAGGCGTTTCTGGGTGCTTCAGCAACGGCTGGGGTGGCGTTGGGTGGAATCGTAGCCTTATCGGCCAAGGCTGGCAAAGAACTCAAGAATATGGCGGATGTGGCCAACGCCAGTGCATCTGAGTTCCAAGCTACTGCTATAGGCGTGAAAACTGTTGGCATCGAGACTGATAAGTGGTCTGACATTCTCAAAGACACCAATGATCGTATTGGTGACTTTGTTGAAAGTGGTGGCGGCCCGATGGCCGACTTCTTCGACAATATTGCCCCGAAAGTTGGTGTAACTGCTGAACAGTTCCGTAAGCTCTCTGGTCCGCAGGCGCTGCAGCTTTATGTGAAGTCGCTTGAGGATGCGAATCTTAACCAGCAACAGATGACCTTCTATATGGAGGCAATTGCTGGTGACTCAGCCAAGTTGCTTCCGCTGCTAAAGAATAATGCCGCTGCTCTGAAAGAGCAGGCGGATCGAGCCCGTGACCTTGGTCTTGTGTTGAGCGATATGCAGGTGGAGAGCCTCTCGCAGCTCTCAGATGACATTGACCGGCTTGGTCAGCTTTTCACCTCCTTTGCACAGCAGTATGCCGCCGAGTTGGCGCCGGTGCTGAGTGGTCTCGTGAACTACCTTGAGCAGACGATCATTCAGGCTGGTGGCTTTGGAAAGGTGGCGGCTGATGCGGCGGATTGGACAGTCGAGGCATTCGGTAATGTCGCCGACGTGATCCATGGCCTGCATGTGGTTGTCAAAGGCCTTGAGCTCGGTTTCCAGGGTGCTGCCTTGCTGGTGACCACGTCTTGGTCTGCCGTTGGCAATACCATTCACAGCATCATTAGCGGTGCGGCGGAAGCCATTGATGATCTGATCAGGAAAGCCAATGAACTGCCTGGCGTTGAGATTGATCTGATTGGTGGCATTGAGAAACCAGAGTTTCTGAAGGTGCTCAATGATGCTAGTGCTGCCCTGCTAGAGAAGGTTAACGAAACGAAGAAGGAGCTCCATGAACTCGCCATGGAGCCAATGCCTTCAGAAACCATCAAAGGGTTTGCGGAACGCGCCAAGAAGGAAATCGAAGAGGCGGTTAAGGCGGCTCAGGATGCGAAGAAAACCATGGCCGGGGCTAACGGCGGTGGTGCTGGGCTGGTGGGTGATGACAAGGTATTGGATGCCCTGATCGATGAGGCGTGGGCCTATACTGAAGCGCGCGCCAAAGCCGTGGAGGCGGACAAAAAGCTTGCCGAAGAGCGAGAGAAAAGCCTGGCGGGGGTGCGTGCCTCGCTGATGACTGAAGAGCAGCTCATTCAGGCCAGCTATGAAAAGCGTCGCCAGATTGTCCTGGATAACACGATTGCGGGCTCTGAGCAGCGCACCAATCTTGAACTCAAGCTTACAGAGCAACGTAATGCGCAGCTTCGCAGGCTTGAGATGGAGCGCACTTCCGCAGTGGTGGCAGCCAGTGCGAATCTCTTTGGTGAGCTCAGCGAACTGGCGAAGAATTTTTCGAATAAGCAGAGCAGTACCTACAAGACGCTTTTCGCAATATCCAAAGGGTTTGCAGTAGCGGATGCCGGTTTGAGGCTTTCCATGGCTGTGGCGCAGGCCATGGCAGATCCGTCAGCGCTGACGTTGCCACAAAAGCTGGCGAACTATGCGGCTGTCGCTTCTACCATGGGCAACCTGGTCAATACGATTTCCGGTCTTGAGTATTCTGGCGCCTATGACAAAGGCGGCACCATCCCCGGCGGTTCCTTCGGTATCGTGGGCGAGCGAGGCCCCGAGATAGTCCAGGGCCCGGCCCATGTCACCAGCCGGGCCGATACCGCGAAAATGCTGGGGGGTGGTGGGGTCACCGTTAATGTAAACAATGCTCCGGCGGGAACGGCAGTGCAGCGGCGGAAGGTCGGAGGGCGTGAGGTCATCGATGTGATGGTGGCCGATATTAACGACGACGGGCCCATTTTCCGGGCTTTGCAGTCCAGGAGTAACGTGCGAAGGGTGGGCAGCTGATGGCGACTGATATTGATTTCCCGTCACAGCTGCCCTGTGGCCAGCGTGAGGGCTATGGCCTGCAGCCGGTTCAGCCCTTTGCGCGGACGGCCATGGCCACCGGCCGGGCCCGACTGCGGCGCACGTTTACTAATGTGCCGACCATGGTGGATGTGTCCTGGATTTTGACGCCGGAGCAGGCGGCGGTCTTCGAGGGCTGGTTCCGTGATGCCATCAATGACGGGGCGGACTGGTTCAACTGCGAACTGCGCACCCCACTGGATGGCCGTGATAACCCGGGTGTGAGTCAGTATCAATGCCGGTTTACCGAAATCTACCAGGGCCCGACGCCGATCGCTGCCTATGAATGGCGCATCTCTGCCAGGTTGGAAATCATCGAGCGCCCACTGATCCCGGTGGGGTGGGGTCTGTTCCCTGAATTGGTGCTGGGAATGTCACTGATCGACATCGCGCTTAACCAGGAATGGCCGGAGCCCTGATATGCCAACTGCGCTTGATGTGATTTATGCCAGCGCACCCACTGGCGTGGTGCTGATTCGGACGCTGGAAATTCGCGTGCCAGGTGAGGCGCCGATCCGGGTGTGCAACGGCTTTGAGGATATTGAGGCCACGCTGGAGGACGATTCCGTCGTCACTTTCACCGCTGGCAACCTGGTGATCGACTTGCCGGAAAAGAACGACACCGGCAAGCAGGCCCTGAAGTTCGGCCTGTGGAACGCCACTGGTGACGCGCAGGCGGCGGTGGTGGCGGCTTTGGCCTCGGAGACTCCCACAGAAATCATCTACCGTGAATTTGACAGCAGCGACCTGACGGCGCCGGCGGGGCAGCCACAAAGCTTCACCCTGGTGGGCGGCAGCTTTGAAGGCATTGAGGTGCAGTTGGAAGCCAGCTATTACGACATCCTCAATACGGCCTGGCCCCGTGAGCGCTACACCCAACTGAATGCGCCGGGTATCGCTTACCTATGATCCAGTGTTACCTGGCCACTACCTACCGCCGATATGGCCGTGGGCCGGAAAGCTTTGACTGCTGGGGGCTGGTGAGGGATGCCCGGGTGCGGATGTTCGGCAAGCCGCTGCTGGCCAGCTACGGCGAGATAGGCGGGCAAATGGCCCGGGAAATGACCGAGGCCGTCAACGTCACCATTCGACGCTACCTGCAGCCCTGCAAGCCGGTGCTAGGCGCTATTGCCATGGGCTGGCGCGGCAGGCTCTGTGTGCACGTTGGGATTGTGGTGGAGGCCGATGGCCGCCCATGGGTGCTGGAAACCGACAGCGGTACCGGCCCGGTACTCACCCGCATCAAAGACTTTGAAGCTCGCTTTCTGAAGGTCACCTATTACGATGATTAAGGTCTATCCCAGCATTGGCCCCTGTGATCCCATCGAGGAACACGAGGCGGATGGCATCACTATCGGCCAGTGGATGGCGGAGAACGTGGCCGAATACAAGCCGGGCGATAACCAGCCGGTAAGCATCAGCGTTAACGGTGACCTTCTGTCGCCAAGAAAGTGGGCGAAGACGCTCATTCGGGCGGGTGACGATGTGGCCATTCGAGCCCAGCCTGCAGGTGTTGAGCTTCTTGTGGCTGGCCTTACCCTCCGCGAGACATTCCGGCCAATTGTAAGCGCATTAACACCCGATATTCCGAAACAGCCTGGCGCAGGGGCGGCTTTTGATGCAGTGAACGCAAGGGCCAATACGGCCCGTCTTGGCCAGGTGGTGCCGGAATGCCTGGGCAGCTATCGGCGCTTTCCGGATTACCTGGTGCCGCCGCACCGGTGGTTTGCCGGCCAGCGGCGCCAGCAGATAAACATGCTGCTGTGCATCGGGCGGGGCGAATACGATGTGCCCATCAGCGGTGTGAAAATTGGAGAAACCCCGCTGACAGCGCTTGGGGTCGATGCAGAATTTCAGGTCTACGAACCCAATGAGGATCTTTCAGCAGACCCCGCGTCGGAGTGGTGGCACGAGTGCAAGGAAGTGGGCGCTACATCTACCGGTGGGGCCGGTATCGAGCTGGGCAGTATCAGCGGTGTGTCGAACTATCCGGATGCCACCAACTTCACGTTCAGCGGCAACACAATAACCATTCCTGCGGGCGCTGGCTCCTTCCCTGCTGGGTGGAATAACACCCTGACGGTGCGCGTTGAGCAGTACCTGGATTACGAAATTGAGTCCGGCGGCACCCGGGACATTATCCGCGGTCCGCTGGATCAGCTTGGCGCCTACCCGGGCATGATTATCGAGATTGATGGCGACAACGCCGGCGAGTACGTGGTGGAAACCTTCACTGCCTCGGTGCCGGATGATGCAGGCTCTGCGTCCACCCTGACGGGCAGTGCGGTTCCGGCGCGCTATGATTTCGACGTCACCCCGGTCACGTTCGGCGTTGGCCTGAATGGCAACAGCCAGTCGGTCACTCTGGATACCGATGTCACGGATCTTGCCGGTCTGATTGTGGAACTCAACAGCCAGCTGGATGCCACTGTGCAGGCGCAAGATGACGGCAGTGGTAAGGTGCAGCTGGTCGAGCAGGGGCCGAGCTATAGCGGCACTGACGTAACGGTATCGGGCGATTACGAGGATGTGTTCGGTGGTTCTCCGGTAAGCGTCACGGGTGATGAGACGACGACCGCCGCTGAAGCTGAAATGACCCTGTCTTACGAAAGCGGTGACCCGGTAACCGGCTTCACTCCCAACGCTGGGCGGATGGCGATTGGCTATGTTGGCATGCTTTACCTGGTGGATGGCGCCACGACCAGCGAAATTGAACTGACGCGCCTGGATGATGAGGGTAATGCCGACGAGGAGTGGCCGGGATTTGACACCCGGACCACCACGGATGCGGTGATCTTCGTTACTGGCAGCTCTGCCCAGATCGGGTGGGCCGGGCCGTTCACGGCATGCCCGGAGGGCAAAGAGACCGACACCCTGGAGCTGGATGTCTTTTTCCCGAATGGGTTTGCTTATATCAGCGGTGATGGCGGGATTGGTTACACCCAGCAGCAGGTGCAGATGCAGTACCGAGAGGCGGGGTCTGCTGACTCTTGGTCATCAGTGAATTACAGCCTTTCCAACAATACCCTTGATCAAGTGGGTTACACCTTCACTGCCTCATTGCCAGCGGCGATAAGGCCTGAAGTGAGAATGCGTCGTACCGGGGCGCCCAGTACCCAGAAAGGCAAACGAGACGTGGAGTGGTACGGCCTGCGTGCTCAGCTAACGCCGCCCACCAGCTACCCGTGGACCACCATGTCCGTGAAGCTGAAAAACGCCAGCAAGATCGCGGGTCAGTCTGAAAACAAGATCAACGTGTTGCCGATTCGCAAGCTGCCAGTGCTGGTAGATGGAGAGTGGACAGAAACCAACGAACCGACCCGTGAGATTGCCCCGAATGTGCGCTATATCGCCCAGAGCGTTGGCATGCCGGTGGACCCGGAAGAACTGGAAAGGCTGGATTCGGTGTGGCAGGCGAGAGGCGATAAGTTCGACTACGTGTTCGATGAAACCACGGTCCGCGATGCGCTGAAAACTGTCCTGCGTTCGGGTATGTCGGAATTGACCATCAGCCAGGGCAGTATTCTCCCGGTGCGCGATGAGCCGCGCACGACCTTTGAAAGCGGACAGGGCTTCTCACCCCAGAACATGACAACACCGCTGGTGCGCAGCTTTCAGGCCAGGCGGCCAGATGATGCGGATGGCGTTGATGTGGAGTTTACCAACCGCGCCAACTGGACGCAGGAAACCATTGAGTGCCGGCTGCCAGGTGATCTGGGCCTGAAAACGGAAAAAATCACACTGGATGGTGTGACAGATCGGAACCAGGCCTACCAGATCGCCATGCGCCGGCGGTTGGCCATGAAGTACCGGCGCTGGGAATACAGCTTTGATACCGAGTTGGACGGCCTGAACGCCAACTACATGAGTTATGTGCCCATCCTTGATGACCTGCCCAGCTATGGCCAGAGCAGCATCATGCTGGCTATTGATGATGATGGAGAGGGCAATGCGCTGGTGAGCGTATCCGAGCCCATGGATTGGTCGGACAGCGAAGCCAGCTACGTTGTCGCCTACCGCAATCCGGATGGCACAGTGGCAGGCCCCTGGTCAGCAACCCGTGGCGCGGACGATTACCAGATCATAGCGTCCATCCCGTTTCCCTGGCCGGATCTATCCGCCCGGCAAGAGCCGCCGCACGTTTACTTCGGCACCACCGAACGGTGGGCCTTCAAAGCACTCATTACATCCGTTCGCCCACGCGGCCAGCTCGGCGCTAGCGTCACCGCTGTGAACTACGACGACCGCGTGTACGACTACGACGATCAAACCCCGCCAGCCTGATCAGGCTGTGATTTAGAGGCTTTTAACATGCCATATAACACTGGTAACCCGGTGGGCTCCCGCTCGCCCAAGGATCTGCTGGACAACGCCGAGAACCTGGACGAATTCGTCAACAGCCCCACAAAAGAAAGGCACCCCGACCGGCTCGGTGTTGATCGCAAGACGTGGCATGGCATGGAAACGGATTTCCAGCAGTTCCTGGCGGATTCTGCCTACCAGCCCCTGGGGGATTATGACGTTGACGGCCCATTCACCATTGAATATCGGAATCAGGTATTCATTAAAGACGGTGAATACTACCGTGCTGCTGCCAGCACGGATCTGCCATACACGACTACTGATTGGGCAACGGATGAATCCAGTTTTGTCGGAGCTGGTGATGCTGTATTGCGGCAGGATTTGGGGTCACCAGGTGGCGTCTTTCTTGTAAAGGATGCTATGGCCAAAGTCGACAACGTCGCCGCTCTGCGATCTACGGTGAAGGCAACACTTTCAGACGGGCAGGTCATAAAAGTAACCGACACCCCCCGCAAGGGCTCCTGGGAGTGGGACTCCTCCGACCTGTCCGCCGAAGTTGCCGCCGACCCTTACAATGCAGGTACGGGTATCGGCGGCATTGAGTACATGCCGCTGTCCGGCGAGGACGGCAGCACTGGCGCATTCCGCCGCATTGTGAAAGAAAATCGCTACTATGCCGGATGGGCTGGGGCCATCCCTTACGATTCCGGGTCGCCACAAGACTCCCAGCCTGGCCTGCAATACTTTTTCGATTACTTCGAGAACACAGAGCAGGTCACGCTTGTTTGGTCTGGCGAATGGGGGATTGAATCCACCGTCACCATGAAAGGTGATGACAAGGACTTTGTTTCTGGTCGCCTAATCTGTTTAGGCGCAATGACAGAGGCTTTGGTTATCGACGCACGCGAGTGCCGCCACCGGGGCGCTGTAAGGGTTACTGGTACAGGTGGTAACGACTACACAACGCGAACTGTCACCAATTTGGTGGCAATGGGGCAGTCTCTTCGGTCCAACTTTTCGGATGGCTTTGTTGTTGAAAACGCCTTGCGCTGGGGCATCACAAGCGTATCTGAAACTTATGCAGGGACACCCAACACGATTGACGTGGGGTATGGCCGGATTCGCGCCCTAAACTGCGGGTCTGCTGGTGACCGTGACGGGTCGGATGTTTGGTATGTTAAATTCACCTATTCCGCGCGCACGGATACCGGAACTGCCAATAACTCCAATCAGCGCACCGAGCTTACAGTAAGCGGAATGCCAGCTGAACTGCGAGTCAAAGACCCGGTAAGAATAGGGAATAACTACTATGATGTGACAGCTGTTGACCATGGTGCTGGCACACTTGAGCTTTTCCCATGGGTTGACCCTATTGGCTCTACCTCTGGTGACATTTACGCCTGTCATGGCGGACCTGTTCTGATTGATGGGGCGAACACTGCTGATTGCACGATAGACGCTATCAATTCTCTCCGTTGCGGATGCGGGATAACGTCTTCAGCTCTTTATGGGCCGGTTGTGAAAAACCTCCAAACACAAGTCACGGCGGTATCTATCGGCCAGCGTGGACTTAACTATGGGTTCACTGTTATTGGGTTCCATCCCGAGACCCCGCCAGATACTGCGGTAGATTTCCTTAAATTCGACACTGTAGCGTCCCGCACAAATATTATGGGGTTCTCTGTCCTTCGATGGGGGGACATTAGGCAGCTATCGCCTCGCGACCTGACGGGGTCAACAGACGACGGTGCACTGAGGCAGCTAGATGGCGTGTCTTTCTTCGATGGAGCAGGGATTCAGCACTACACCGGTGTCTTGCCGAGAAACACCAACTCAACCGCTAATTTATCGCTGAGTAACAAGCAAGGCGAGAGTGTAAAGTCCTCAAACCGAAATGCTGCACTGACGGTGACATTGTCATTTGATGATGATGCTGACCGGCTTTTCGGTGCCAAGACTGCCAGCCTGCTGCGCTGCGGAACAGGGGCAACTGGCGGGGCGGCAGGCGACATTACTTTCCAGCCAAGCACTGAGGACGCGACCGCCGGGATCACGGTGATGGGCGCGGCTTCTTATGTGGTTTCTGCCAATGCAACTAATGCCGTTCGAATCGATCTGCTGTTCGACTACAGAGAGCAAGACTGGAGGGTTATTGAGTAGCCCACCGCATAGTCGCTGACACGTCTGTCGCTGGCCGGGGGAAAGAGTGGCCGGCGGCGGGCATGATCAGAGTGTCAGGTGCCAGGGAGGGCGTCTGTAGGCTATTTCTGACGGCGACGCCATCCAGCGGTCATGTTTGTGTCAGATATATCCGCGATCTGTATCAGTTTTCATGCCTCGGTGACGCCTGGCTGTCCACGTCACCACGCCATAAACGTGCGCTGGAGCATCGTCATCCATCCAGATCGGGTGGTATTCCTCGTTTTCTGGAAGCAGTCCCTGCCGTGGCGTCAGTTGCAGGCGGCGGACAATATGCTCCCCGGCCACCTCTGCGATCACCAGGCACCCGTGCCGAGCTTTCAGGCTCCGGTCTACCACAAGCACATCCCCCTGGAAGATGCCGGCTCCCGCCATGGCGTCACTGGCCACCTGGAATAGAAACGTTGCGGCTGGGCGGCTGACGCACAGATCGTTCAGATCCAGCGGGTCCTCCATGTAACCCCGGGCAGGGGAGGGGAAACCAGCGGATACGTGTTCTGTGAAACAAGGCAGCAAGATGGTTCTGGTGGGCCGGAAAGAGCCGATAAGGTAGGCGGTCATGATGCACCTTTATACTGTACGTATAAGCAGTATATGACAGGAATGGTTGCCCCTGGAACAGGTTAAAATTTTTCCCCAATGAAGCGGTTTCGAGTTCAACAAATTCAAGGGAAACAGTTACT